GGACTTTTTCTAGGGGTGCCAAGTTTTTGTCTATGATTTGTTGGGGAAAGCCGGATTTCATGAGGATTACGTTGAATGATACAATTAGTTCATTACGTTGTTTAACATTATCTACAATATCTAATATTTCAGCATATTCAGGATTGTTTGTTTTAAATTCTTTTAATTTTAAAATTGCATGTTGTAATTTTGTTTTTAAATCAATATTTTTTGAACTTGTTGAATACCATCTAAACGGATTTTCAGTAAATTTAATATCAATATAGAATCTATCTCCATGAAGACCTTCTGGTTTTCTATAATAAATATTTTTAGGAATATCTTGGGGATTAATTCCACAATCAATAGGTAATTCAATATTTCTCTCTTTCTTTTTTTGATTTATGTTTTGATGACTTTGTGTTAATTCACGTAAGTTTTCTGTACGATTGTCACGACCTATTCTATTAATATGATCAATTGAATGATGTTGTCCTTTCCCATCAAATGTTAATTTATTCATTATTAAATTATGTAAATATAAATCTCGTTTCATTTTATATTCATCATCTTCATAATATGTATTTGCTATATAATCACCTGAATTAACTTTATGCCATTTTTTATATATTACTTGTTCTTTTTTATTAAAATCAATTACAAATAAAATATCTTCATCATTAAAACTTGTATAACAAACAGTATATTTTTTATCTTTGAATTCAACATCTTTATGAGTGATTGTTGTAATTTTTTTATTTGTAATTTTTGTTTTGATTTCAATTTCTTCTTTTTCACCAACAATAACTTTTTCAATGTATTTTCTTGTTATTGGAACAATTTTTTCAACAACTTTTTTTTCAATAATTGGAACAGTTTTTTTAATTTCTATTTTTTCTTCAACTTTTACGTTGGTTTTGGTACGATTTGAGAGAGACATTATGTATATATTATATATAAATAATATGTCTTTAAGTTAGTTTTTTTTTCTTTCAATTTTTGTCAGGCTTTGGGAAAAATCCCAAATCTGAAAATAATAATAATACCCTTTCTAATTTGAATAGGCAAGTCCAGCCATACCGCTCATGACACGTAAGACGTTGTAGTTAACTGCCCAGACGTTGAAGTTGGATGTTGATGATCCAGAGTTGAGGTAGTTAGTGAGGTAGTTTGTTTCGGCTGCTCCTGTGAATGCATTGGTGCGTCCGAATGTGACTGAGAGTGTTGCATTGTCGATACGGGAGAAGTTGCATGTTCCGGAGGGTTGGTGTTCTTCGGGGTTGAGGGCGAAGGAGTAGACGTTAACACCGTCGCTTGGTGTGTTGCTGAAGTGTTGCCAAGGTTGGACATAGTTGAAGTAGGTTCCTTCACGTTGGGAGAAACGGTCTTGTCCGTTGAGTTGGAGTAAGGCTTGTTGAGTGGAGTTTTCTGATCCATCAAGTTGGTTACCGAAGTTGTCCCATTGGTAGAGGACAATATCTTTGATGTCAGCACCATCTCCGATTTGGATGTTACCAGATGTACCAGTCCATGCAACTGTACCTGAGGCGAATGTTACTGTTAAGGCAACTGCGGCTTTGAGGGTGGCAACTGTGTTGGAGATGAAGTCGAGGGGTAAGAGTTCTCCGAGGATTGTGATGTTATCAACATCAGCAACTGCGCATCCAGCAGTTTGAGAGATTGCTACAGGGTTGATCTTGGCGAATACTGCTGCATTTCCAGTGTTGGCTCCTGCAACGATTTGACCGTATGCGTTTGTTTGGACGTGTGTTGCAGCAAGGGGGGCAGCTGCGGCGATTGCATATTTGAGGACGAAGCGTTTTGTTGCTGCGAGTTGTGTGGCATATGTGTCAGTTGGGTGGTATGCTAAGACTGTGTTACCATTGGTGTAACGTCCTTGTTTGGCAGTCCAGATTAAGAATTTGCAAGGGTGGTTTAAGTTTAATCTGAATTTGGAGTTGACACCTGTGATTGATTCTGATCCAGGGAATTGGAGGGCTTCGATGAGGTATTCGTGGGAGGCTTGGGCGAAGCGTTTGCGTTCTTCAGAATCGAGGTAGATGTAGTCTACGTAGAGAGAGCAGTCGGAGAGTGTGAGTCCGAGTGCTGTGGCTAATCCCCTTCCTGTTCCACCTGATACGCCTTCGAATGCTAAGAGTTGGTCAACTGAGACGAATTCGAAGTTGATGCGGACTTCGTGGTATTGGAGAGCGATTAAGGGGAGGGCTAATCCATCGAATCTGCAGAAGAAGAACTTGAGGGGAACCCACATTGTGTATGCAGGGTGTTGGAAGTCGAGGACTGTTAATTGGGGTACGTTTCCGATCATTGTGTCGTATCCACGGTCTTGTCCGATCTTTCTGCTGAGTTCATTCCAGATGGTTAACCATTCACCCCAGTGTTTGTCGATACGGGTTCCACCGATTTCGAGTTCAACTGATGAGATGAGTGCGTGTCCGAGGGATGTGCACCATGCCCATTTTACGTTGTAGTATGTGGATGATGAGGCTAATGATGCTGTGCTTCCTGCAGCGACAGTTGTTCTGAGGTACATCTTTGTGATTAAGTCACCGTTGCGGACAACGGGGCATTGGACTTTGTTACCAAAGGCTCCTGTTCCGTTGAATGTTTGTTCGATGGATTCCATGGCAAAGTTGGTGTGTCTGCGATAGACAACCTTGAAGAATGTGATTTGGGGATTACCTGTGAGGTAAACATCTTGTGCGCCGTAAGCTACTAATTGCATTAAACCGCCACCCATTTGAATATATATATAATAATTATATAGAAAAAAAATATTCAATAAAAGAATTAATTCGAATTAAAAAACTATACTATTTTATATAGAGCCTCTTTTATTTATATATATATGTTTAAAAATAAGAACTCTAAGTATCACTCAATCTTACAATCAATTAAAAAACAACCAGTTAAATCAAACCTTGCTACCAGACACGAAGAAATTACAAATGATTTAAATAATAATAAAGTAAAAATAGAAGAAATTCAAAAAGAGATCACCCAATTAGATGAAGAATTAAAAACTATTACAAATGTTTCTGAAAAAAATTTAATTAATCTAAAGAGTCAAGAACTTAAGTCTCAAATTCAACAATTATCTTTATATGATGAATATGATTATTATCATGAAGTATTTGATATATTGATGGATTATGAGGATGATGCAAATGATAAATTTAATTTATTAAATCAATATTTATCAAAAGTTGACAAAGATACAGTTATTAAGTCAAATAAAAAGAAAAATAAATTTGATAATGTTTATAAAAAATGTGAAGCATGTAATGACGAAATGATATTAGATTTACATAATGGATTAATGGTTTGTAAAATATGTGGAGCTAGTGAAATGATTCTTGTAGAGAGTGATATACCTAATTACAAAGAAGAGTGTAATGATACAAAAACATATGTTGCTTATAAAACAATGAATCATTTTAATGAATGGTTAAATAAAATTCAAGGAAAAGAAGTTATTGAATTATCTGAAGAAATATGTGAAAAAATTAAAAAAGAAATTAATAAATATGATTTAAAAAATGATACTAAAAATATAACACCTTATTATATGCGTGAAATATTACGTAAATTATCATTAAATAAATACTATGATGATATACCATATATTATATTTAAAACAACTGGAAAGGAACCACCACAAATTGCTCGTGATAAAGAAGAAAAATTACGTCAAATGTTTAGAGAAGTTCAAGAGCCATTTAAGATTTACAAACCGAATGTAAGAAAAAATTTAATTAGTTATTCATATATTATTTATAAACTCTGTGAATTAATTGAATTAGACTATATCTTACAATTTATTCATTTATTAAAATCAGACCAGAAAATAAAGGATATGGATGTAATTTGGAAAAAAATATGTAATCATTTAAACTGGGAGTTCATCCCTTCGATTTAATATATATAATAATAATATTATATTATTATATTATAATGACAGGAGGTTTAATACAAATAGTAGCCTATGGGGTAGCCGATGTATTTTTAACTGGCATGCCTCAAATAACATTTTTTAAAATTGTATACAGAAGATATACAAACTTTGCGATTGAAAATATTGAACAAACATTTAGTGGTACTAAAAATTTTAATAATACAATATCATGTACATTAGATAGAGTTGGAGATTTGGTAAGTAAAATGTATTTAAAAGTTATAATTCCATCTGTTAATATTCCAAATCCAAATTTTATATCAGAATTTAATTCAATTGATCAAAATAACATAAGTAATTTACAAATACAATACACAAATTTTAAAACTATAATGAACTTTTTATATCGTTGTTATCGTGAACTAACATCATATTTAAAAACAATTAATCAAACAATTAGTTTAACAATACTTTTTAGTAAAATACAACAAATTGTTAGTTTATATTTTACATCTACTGAATATTCAAATTTAAAATCAAAATTTAATGCTCTTTTTAATATAAAAATCCCAATAAATAACTTTTTTGTCGCAAATTTCTATGATTCAAATGGTAATTATTTATATGGTGATTCATCATTCAATAACAGTAGAATAACAGATATTGATATTGTTAAAAATATAACAAATTATGTAGTTACAAGTTTTTCAAATTCGGCTGCATTAATTACACAAATAAACGCAGATTTAACAATTTTTAAAAATCTATCAACTCAAATGGATGAATATTTATTTAAAAATATTTCAGATTATTCAGACTTACATAGAAACTATGAAAATTATAAATTCAGTTGGGTTAAAAAATTAGGTCATCAAATTATTAATAATTTATTTGTTGAAATCGGTGGCCAAAGAATAGATCAACACAATAATGATTGGTATAATATTTGGAATGAATTATCATTAA